ATGCCGATTTTGAAGCTGACCAAGCGGAACGTCGAAGCTATCGAAAAGCCAGGTAGCGCGGCACCGGTTTTTTATTGGGATGAAGATCTAAAAGGCTTCGGTTTGCGCTTCATGCCTTCCGGTGTCGCTACCTGGATCGTTGAATACCGACCTGGTGCAGGCGGACGAGGAGTCGCGAAGAAGCGCGTCAAAATTGGACGGCTTGATAAGCTCGAGGCGGACAAGGCGCGCGAGGCTGCGAAGAAGATTTTAGCCGGTGTGGAATTAGGTGCGGATCCCGCCAAGGCAAAGGCGGAGGAGCGCGCCACACAGGTTTTTTCGCAACTGGCCGCGACTTACGTGGAGGATCACATGAGGACCCACCGCAAGTCCGCTACGGCTGACTATTACACATACGTTATCGACAAGCATCTTACGCCGCACATCGGCAGTAAGCGCGCGAACACGATCACCGCTGATGATATCGGCGCAATGCACCGTGCGATTGGCAAGACGGGAGGGAAGTACATAGCTAACCGCGCGCTTGCCGTGGCGTCTGCGGTGTTTAACTGGGCTAAAATGGACAATCCGGTGAAGGGCGTTCGCAAGTTCAAGGAGGATGGGCGCGAACGCTTTTTGACAAACGAAGAGTTGCAGCGCCTTGGTGACGCCATGCGCGAGGCAGAGACGATAGGCCTGCCCTATGATGTCGACGAAGATAGGCCGAACGCCAAGCATGCACGCAAGCGAGCGAACAGGCGCATTGTTTACGGTCCACACGCTGTAGGCGCAATCAGGCTGTTGATGCTCACGGGTTGCCGGCTTCGAGAAATCTTGAACCTCCGATGGAATGAGGTCGACCTTGATCGCGGGATGCTTTTCCTTCCGGATTCGAAGACGGGGAAAAAGCCGGTCATGTTGCCGACTGCGGCGCAGGAGTTGCTTCGCTCACTGCCCCGCATCGGAGAGATTGTCATCGCTGGCCGTGTCGCCGGCACGGATGACGAGGCACCGCGCCACGACTTGAAAAAGCCTTGGGCTGCTATCCTTAAGCGTGCGGGGCTTAGCGGGATTCGCATTCACGACTTGAGGCACACTTTTGGCAGCGTAGGCGCGGGGAGTGGTTTGGGCTTGCCGGTTATCGGAAACCTTCTTGGACACAAGAACCAGAAGACAACAGAACGATATGCGCACGTCGCCAACGATGCCGCCAAGCGTGCGGCGGATATGATTGGCGAGAAAATCTCGGCGGCACTTGGGACCAGCTGAAATGGCACCCCTTCCCAAAAAGTTTGACGCGAAGGCGCACCAGATTCGCGACCTCCTCCACGCGGGTCTGCGCTTGGAGGCGCTACAGCTGTTGGAATCAGTCATTGCAAGCGGTTCGGCCGGCGCGGATACGATGGAACTTGCCAGCTTTTTGCGCAGCGCGCCCCGCGGTCGCCAGCCCTTCGGAGCAAAGCATCGCTGGGCGGAAATCGGGGCAGAGAATGACGAATTGCGGTCTGCAGGCATGAGTTATGAGGCCCGCCTGGCTGCCCTCAGTGTGAAGTATCGATTGGGTGACGAGAGCAAGGTCAAGGCTGCGATCGCGAAGTACGAGGCTGCGATGGATGTGGCGCGCTCCCTCGTTAATGAAATGCGTGAGCGCTGATTTAAAGCAACTACAGAAAAATACGGAAATCCCATATATCCCAGTGCACCGGCAAGCAAAAGGAGGGAATATGGCACTGATTAGAGTAAAACAGGCAGCTGACTATCTGGGGCTGTCAAAATCGTTTCTAGACAAGGCGCGATGCTACGGCGGCGGCCCTGCGTTCATACGCTTCGGAAATGCAGTCGTTTACTCGACTGATGACTTAGACAAGTGGGCGGCCGATCATCGCGTGGCTAACGATAACGCTACGGCATCGCGCGCCGCCTAACTTATCCTCACAGAAGTGGCTCCGTTAAGACAAGCCCAGCAGCAGCCCTGTAATTCCGCACAAAAGCGAGTAGCAAAATGACAGCCTGCGATAATCTCGCAACGCTAGACCGTGCCCTTTTCTACATAGCAAAAGGCTTTCCCGTTTTCCCATGCCGCGGCAAGGAGGAGTGGGATGATCACACCGGAGATTACCTCGCACCCAAGACGCCGCTGACTTCGAATGGTCTACGCGGCGCAACCAAGAACGAGCGCATCGTACGGGAATGGTGGCGGCGCACACCGGACGCAATGATCGGCCTACCGACCGGCAAGCCAACTGGCGTGTGGGTGCTGGATCTCGACAAAAAAGCAGGCGTTGGTGACGGTCATGAGTGGTTGGACGAGATGGAGGCTCGGCATGGGCCCTTACCTGACACGGCTCGCGCGACCACCATGGGCGGCGGTACGCATCTATTCTTCAAATACGTTGACGGCATTCGGAACCGTGGCGGCCTCGGTCTCTGCGTGGACGTCAGAGGAACCGGCGGATACGTCATTGCACCGGGCAGCGTGGCCGGTGATGGTCGGGGCTACGAATGGGTCGACGGCTACGGACCGGAGCACATTGTTGACGCACCGCAGTGGCTCCTTTCGCTCGTCCTACCGCCGAAGCGCGAGCACCATCACCCGGTTGAATATCACTATCAGTCGAGCGGCAACACGCCATACGTCGAGCGTGCGCTTGAGGACGAGCTACGCGGCCTCGCCACCACGCCACCAGGTGGCCGAGGCTATGCGCTCAACGCCAGTGCCTTCAGCGTGGGCCAACTGGTCGGCGCCGGCGCTGTATCGCGCTCGGAGGCTGAAGGACGGCTATATGATGCCGCCATGGCGTGCGGCGTTGCCCAGAAGGACGGCGAGCGCGAGACGCTTGCCAAGATTCGGCGCGGGCTGGACGCTGGCGAACGGCAACCGCGGCACATACCGGAGCCGGGTTTTGCGCAGGACAATACGCGGCTGGTCGACGTCAAGCGGATGATCGCCAATGGTCTGGCTAAGGGAAGCAAGTCAACCAAGATAGACGCCATTGTCGAGCCGACCACTGATACGGAAGTCCAAGACAAGATTGCTGATGCCGTTTCAGAGGCGCGCCATAAGGATGAAGACGCACCGCCCATCACCATCACGCCGTACATGTGGAAAGATCCACGCACGTTGCCGCGGCGCGAGTTCGCATTCGGCAAGCACTACGTGCGCAAGTACGTGTCCGTGACGGTGGCGCCTGGCGGACTTGGCAAAACCAGCAATAGCATTGTTGAGGCGCTATCCATGACGTCAAGCAAGATGCTGACAGGCACCAAGCCAGACGATCGCCTGCGCGTGTGGCTGTTCAATGCGGAGGACCCACGCGACGAGCTCGAACGCCGAATCCAGGCTGCAGCCAAGCACTACAACCTCAGTCCGGACGACATGAACGGCTATCTGTTCGTGGACACGGGACGCGAGCAGGAACTTGTAGTCGCGGTGGACGATAAGAAAGGCGTCAAGATACAGGTGCCCATCGTCGAGGCTGTCGTTGAGCAGATACAGCGGCACAAGATTGACGTCATGATCGTTGACCCGTTTGTGTCCACTCACAGCGTCAATGAGAATGACAACGGGGCCATCGATAAGGTGGCCAAGCTATGGGGACACATAGCCGACGAGACTAACTGCGCCATCGACATCGTGCATCATCTGAAGAAATTGTCGGACCGTGAGGCAACGGTAGAGGACGCTCGAGGTGCGGTGTCCCTGATCGGCGCAGCGCGATCGGTGCGCGTGTTGAACCGAATGACGGCAGAGCAGGCCACGAAGGCCGGTATCGATCGAAACGACCGCTTCAGCTATTTCTACATCACTCAAGGCAAAGCCAATCTCACCAAGCAGGACCACCGGGCAGACTGGCGCAAGCTGGAATCCGTGGCGCTCGGCAACGGCGTCGGGCTGACTAGCCCGCAGGACCATGCCGGCGTCGTTACAAAGTGGGACTGGCCGTCTGACGAGGAAGTCGCAGAGACCGTGTCTGCGGAAATTAAGGACCGCGTCCTGGTCACGCTGGGCAACCAGGATCATCGCGAAAGCGCACAGTCGGATGAATGGGCGGGCTACGTGCTGGCCGAGGCGATGGGCGTCGATGTCGTCAGGGAAAAGGTCATGTCGGCAGAAAAGAAACGGATGAAGGCGGTCCTCGACGCATGGCTGGGCAGTGGAATTATATCCATCGAGACCAGACCGGACCCCAAACACGTCGAGCGAAAAATCAAGTATATTCGCCCGGCAGCCACCACCTCACCACATCACGTGGGCGTGGGTGGATAAAAATCACCCCACCGCAAGTATTTATCCACCTCCCACACCACCCCTTCCCCTCTTTATAGGGAAGGGTGTGGTGTGGTGGAGGGGGAGGTAGGTAGTGAACAGGTCACTCAGGAAGAGGTGGGCGGCACGTGGCTCACGAAGAAAGTGAGACCCTGCGGAACATCGAAGGAAAGGAAGGACCCATTCAGGAGGTTAGCATTTCGGACCTCATCAAGAACGTCGCAAGCGCGAGCACGGCCGCCGCGAGCCGGCGCCTATTTTTTTTCGAGGTTCCCTTTACCGACCACGGCCTGGCGCTTTTTATGTAGTGCGCGCATTCCTTGCCGCACCAATCCCAGCACGAACCGCACCATTTCGGGGACACAGAAATGCAGACCAAACGGTGCGCAAGAACAGAAAGCCAACGCCAGGTCGGGCGGTGACATGATCCAGACATGGAGCCACCCGCAACTACGGATCACGGAAAACCAGGCCGACTTTCTCCGGCGAGGCTTTGTACATCACTGGTCGGCCGCTTTCGCTGACCGCACTCGGCGCAGCCTCGAACAGCGGAAAATGTTGTCGTGGCGGCCAGCCGGTGATGGAACGTTCAGCTTGGCTGCCAATGTCAAAGGCCGAGCGGCACTCGAACTTTTTGATTGTGGGAGCACACATTGAAAAAAGGATCTTTGGCCGATCAGCTTTCTGCGATGCTGGCTTATCGCAACCGTGCCGACATCGATGCACCAGTTGAGACTGCCCGCACGAACTGGACGATCGTTCCCGCCAACGACAACGCCAATCCAGAGGAAATCGCAAACACGCACGTGGAGAGGCGATTGGCGATCAGGCCAACGATCTCAAAGATTTTGCGCGAGTCCGCGGAAGTCGACTGTCGTCCAGTTCCAGTCGCTGACGTGAGCAAAGCAAAAGGCGAACATGACCTTGAACTGTATCCTGTCGCTCGGGATGTGGAGTACGGTTTCGCTACAGACGATAACGGAAAGCGGCATCGGGTCGTAGTCCGCATCGGAAGGCTGCGCTTCAGCGACGGTACGCAAACCGAGAAAGGTTTTGCAAAAGGGCTGGACGGCAAGTTGGTCATCAAAGATTTAGAAATGCCCGTTGGCGCCATGCTGCGCACGGAGGAACAGCAAGAGCGCATGCTCGGCGGTAATGGCGTCAGCAAAGCCTACATTGAGCAATCGAACCTGTATTTTGCCCAAATGCTGGGCGCCATTGAGCCACGGTACGTGAAGGGAACCGGGCGCCGCTACGGGCGCTCGTATTCGGCCGCGGAATCCCGCACAATGCTTGCGGAGGCCTACGCTAACACGCCAGTGCTGCCGCCTGTGAAGCGGTACCGGAAGGGCTTGCCATGCGGCAGCCAGCGAGTAGCCGAAAGCTTCCTTGGCATGCAGAAGGGCAAGAAAGGCGAAAGCGGATCGATTGCTTGGGAGGATGTGTCCAGCCACATCGTCAACCGCGAGGTCTGGGAGGCAACGCTGACATACCTGACCGAGGCCGAGACCACTGTGCTGGACAAGGCGCTCGAGGCCGGCAGCCTGGCCGAGCTTGGCGATGGTGGCCATAGGCGCACGCGCGAAAGGCAAGGGCGCCGTAAACTGCAGGCAGCGAATGATAATTTGCTTGCCGCACTCAAAAAATCTGCTGCCTAGTGCCGCAATTCGCGACTGCCATGGTGTGGAAGGATGAAGGGATGTTTTTGACATCCCCACACCTTCCGCAATGCGGACGCTCGGTTATGTGGCGGAACAGATGACTTGTGCATCGCGGCGCCACCGCTGAACCGGGCGTAACTATACGACAACAGCCATATAGCGGTTTGGTGCGCCATCCGCGCCTACTTTGTTGTCGCTCATCGCCACCTAGCGCGTCCTCCTCCCGCAGCGTTGTGGCGTTTCTGCCTCGCTCCTATTGCTGGTCGCCTAGCGCCTGGCAGTGGTTGAGCGAGGCACCAAATTCATCATCCGGGTATAAACCGGGCACTCGGGTTGATCGCCGAGTAGCGGATGGGTGAAAGAGCGGATTAAGGATTCGTCCTCCGTACTTACCCATCATCATTTAGCGATGTAGAGAAGCGGCCTATCTCGCTTGGCTCATAACCAAGAGAACGTCGGTTCAAATCTGACCAGCGCAACCAAACAACGCGGATATAGCTCAGAGGCAGAGCAGTAGGCTTCCACCCTATGTGCGGGATTTCGATATTCCCTATCCACTCCATTTTTGGAGTGTCGCCAAGCAGGTAAGGCACGCGGCTGTTAACCGCGCTACCGCAGGTTCGAATCCTGCCTCTCCAGCCACGTCGGTGTAGCTTAGCCAGGGCAAAAGCAGCGGTCTCCAAAACCGCGATCGTTGGTTCGAATCCAGCCACCTTCGCCAACTCACAGAGGAAGCAACGATGTCCAAGGATCGACCGCGACCCACCCTTACAGGGTGAAGCTCGTGCAGAAGAGTACCGGCCTTGGAAGCCGGATGCCGGAGGGCGGAACTCCGCACCCTGACCAATTCTAGGAGAGGAGAATACATGACAACTGCAGTTGTGGTTACAGTGCCAGAAGACGCCAGCTATCGAGCTCGCGTAATCAACTACGACTTGACCGGCGGTGAGTGGGTTGAGGCTGACACGGTTCACGTCGAACCGGGCAAGTCCAACACTCGGTACGTCTGGGATACGCGCTGCCTGACCGTTCTGGAAGTCGGTCTTAGCGATGCTACAGAGGTCAACGGAGGAGAATGACCATGAACGCATTCAGCCCTTGGTTCAACGGCACGCCCACTCCTGAGACCGATGCCTTCGAAGTAGGCGACATCGTCACACTCATCAGTGGTGGTCCGCCGCTTACCGTGCTCAATGCATGCGACTGCGGTGCGGTTGAGGTTGCCTGGTTCGATGGCTCTAGCCTGTCGGTGCAGGACTTACCGGAGGAAGCGCTCGTCCACTGGGTTGACCCTGATGAATAGCATCACCCGCTTGCTCGACAAGGTTCGGCAGTGGTTCGACGAATGGGTAATGCGAGCATGGATCTGGTATCACCTCAATGCCTATGACGCACGGCGCCACCAAGCCGGACAGGCGCTCGCCTGAGGCTGCGGAATACCGCAAGCTCTATTCCACGGCCAGATGGAAACGCCTTCGTGAATTCAAGCTCGCACAGCAGCCGCTGTGCGAGTGGTGCCTTGAGCAGGAGATAGTCGAGCCCGCTACCGAGGTGCACCACGCTGATGGCGGTCACAAGGGCGATGTCGTTAAGTTCTTTGCCGGTCCATTCGTTTCAACCTGCAAGCCGTGCCATTCAAGGCGCGGCCAGCGCGAGGACCTTGGGTTGACGGTGATCCGGTTCGGGCCAGACGGCTGGCCTCTGTGACTTGCACGATGCTTGTCGATACTTCGCAGGCCTAAGTACATCTGGTCAAATAAATCGACCGATATTGCAAAACGCAAGAATATTTCGCGAATTGTAGTTGACGGCCACCCAGCCGGATGGTATAATGGAGGGTTGGGGAGGGGTGTCGATGCCCTTCCGGCCGTCGGACCCTGCTACCGGCGCATCCCCCACAGCGCACACGTCTGCAATTCGAAATATGACCCCCGCTCAGGATTTCGCCCTATGGCACGGCCGAGAAATCCCCTCGCCAAAGCCAAGGCCGAGGGGCGTGAAAAGATAAATGCTGGGCGCTTCAAGGATCGCGCGGAGCCAAAGGCCGGTGGGCCGCTTGGTGCCCCTCCGAAGTGGATCGTTGATACCGACACCAGCAAAGCAAAGTCGGCATGGCAGCTCTTTCAGAAGGAGCTGCCATGGCTCAACCAGTCGCACCGCATGCTGGTTGGTATGGCCGCCAACATCCAAGGACGCGTGATGGCGGGTCAAGAGGTTGGCGTCCAAGCCATGAACCTGCTCCGCCAAATGCTTGGCCAGATGGGCGCAACACCAGCCGACGCGACCAAGATCACGGTGCCTGATGACGAGGATAAGGACGATCTGCTCGACTGACGTCGGACCGGCTCTTCGGCGTGTCAACGACTACGCAGAGGCGGTCCTTTCGGGCGAAGTCATTGCTGGCCCGCATGTGCGGAATGCCTGCCGGCGACACCTCGACGACTTGGCCAGCGGTGCAGAACGCGGTTTGTGGTTCGATGACGTTGCCGCGCTGCGAGTGTTTCGGTTTTTCGAGGAGCGACTGAAACTTTCGGAGGGCCAGTTCGAGGGCAGACCGTTCAATCTGCACCCATCGCAGGCGTTCAAGCTTGGCTCGCTCTTTGGTTGGAAGCGACCGGACGGCACACGTCGCTTCCGGCGCGCCTACCTTGAGGAAGGGAAGGGCAACGGCAAGTCGCCGTTTGCTGGCGGTGTGGGGCTTTACGGCCTGATGGCTGATGATGAGGCCGGTGCGCAGATTTATGCGGCTGCGGCGAAGAAGGAGCAAGCTGGCATCCTGTTTCAGGATGCTGTGAAGATGGTTCGCGCCGCTCCAGCGCTGGAACAGCGCTTGACATTCAGCGGCGGCCTTGGGCGAGAATTCAATATCGCGCACCATCGCTCCGGGTCTTTCTTCCGGCCCATTTCGAAAGATAGCGGCAAGTCTGGTTCTGGTCCACGCCCGCATTTCGCGCTCTGCGATGAGGTGCACGAACACCCCGACCGCACGACCATGGAGATGCTCGAGCGCGGATTCAAATTCCGGCGCCAGCCGCTGCTTCTCATGATCACCAATTCTGGCAGCGACCGGAACACAGTGTGTTGGGAAGAGCACGAGCATGCGGTGCGCGTTGCGGCCGGGACGCGCGAGCCCGACGACGACTTTACCTATGTCGGCGAGGTGATTGACGATACGACTTTCGCGTACGTGTGCGCTCTCGATAAAGACGATGACCCGCTGGAGGATCCGACGTGCTGGGTGAAAGCGAACCCACTGCTTGGCACGATATTGACGGATGACTACCTGGCCAGCGTCGTTGCGCAGGCGAAGCAGATACCGGGCAAGCTGAACGGCATCTTGCGCCTACATTTCTGCAAATGGACAGACGCGGACAAGGCGTGGATGCCGCGGGCGACGGTCGAGAGCGTCATGGACGACTTCGATCCAGAAGAGCACGCTGAAGCGCCTGTCTTCTTGGGGGCCGACCTTTCTGGCAGCAAGGACATCACCGCATTGGCGTGTGTTGTCCCGACTGGCTTCAAGGAGATGCATCGCGACGACGGATCGTCGGTAAGCCTGCCGACGTTCGATGCCTGGGTAGAGGCCTGGACTCCGGGCGACACGCTGAAGGCGAGGGCGCTGGCTGACAAGGCGCCGTATGAGCAGTGGGTTGCAGGAGGATGGCTAAACGCGCCACCAGGACCGCGCATTCGCTACGACTACGTCGCAGCACGCGTGCAGCAGTTAAATCAGATCTTCGACATTCAGGCGATCGCGTACGACAAATACGCGTACAACAAATTCCGCGAGGAAGTCGAGGCGCTGGGCGTTGAAGTTGAGCACGTACCCCACCCGCAGGGCGGCAAAGTTCGCGCGAGGCCAAGCGAGGCGAAGATCGAGGCCGCTAAAGCGGCCGGCGAGCCAGCCCCGCAAGGGCTGTGGATGCCGGGCTCTGTTTCTGCTCTCGAGGAAATGATCATCGACGGGCGCATCCGCTTGAGGCGAAGCCCTGTGCTGATGACAGCCCTAATGGGCGCGACGTTCGATCGCGATCCTCAGGACAACCGATGGTTTGTGAAGCAAAAATCAACGGTGCGAATTGACGTCGCTGTCGCTCTTTGCATGGCGATCGGTGCCGCGACAGACGCCGCCGGGCCGAATGTGTCTCAGCCGACGTCCCCTTGGGATGATCCCGCATTTTCTTTGATGGAAGCCGCATGAAATGGCCATTTCCCCGTAAAAAGCGGGCCGAACCGACGCAATCCGGAGAAATCCGGGCGGGTACGATCGAAAACCAGAACATTCCGGTAAGCGCGGAGAATTTCCTCGCGTACTTCGGTATCCAGTCGGCGAATCTGCCGGCCGTAACAATCGACAGCGCCTTGGCGGTGCCGGCGGTGTGGGCTGCGGTGGCATTTCTGTCTCGCACGTTGGCTGCGCTTCCGCTGCACGCGTACAAGCAGACAAAAGACGGCCCAAAACAACTTACTGGCCGCCTTGAGGCGATTGTCCACGACGCTCCCAATCCTGAGCAGGGCTCATTCAAGTTCCGCCAATGGTTCTGGCAGCAGGTGTTTACCGGCGGCCGAGGTTTGGCGTGGATTGAGCGCACGCCTGGTGGGGTCGACTCGCTGTGGCCGATGGATCCGATCAAGACCACGATCCAACGTGTTGGTGGGAAGGTTCGCTACCAATACGGCGACGCCACGCATCCTGTCAAACAGTACCCGGCCGAGGACGTGATTGACGTCCCATTTATGCTTTGGCACGACGGGCTTCGCCACTACGGCCCGATCACCATGGCATCGAAGGCGATTCAACTCGCCCTGGCCATGAACGACTACGGCAGCAATTTCTTCGCCGGCGGCGGCGTGCCGCCGCTCGCGCTGCAGGGGCCGCTGCCTGCAGGCAAGGATGCGATGGCCCGCGCTCAGGCCGATATCAAGCGGTCGGTCGACGCGGCCAAGAATGCCAACGAGGCAGTTTTTCCGATTCCGCCAGGCTACGAATTGAAGCCGGTCGGCATCGATCCTGCCAAGGGGCAGATGATTGAGGCGCGGCGCTTCCAGGTGGAAGAGATCGCCCGCATCTATCAGTTACCGAAGGTGTTCTTGCAAGACCTTATCGGCGCCACGTTCAGCAACACCGAACAGCAAAACCTGATGCTGGTGCAGCACCTGGTTGGCCAGTGGGCCGAGGCTTTTGAGGACGAATTGAACCTCAAGCTATTCGGTCGCGCCGGCGGTGGCGGGAAGTATATCGAGCATAACCTCGATGGCATCCTGCGCGGTGACTTCCTTACGCGCATGAATGGCCTCGGCCAGGCGGTGCAGAACGGCCTGCTTACGCCGAACGAGGGCCGCGCGCTGGACAACCGGCCCGCCATGGAAAACGGCGACAAGCTGTACATCCAAGGCGCCACGGTTCCCCTTGGCAGCAACGTTGCCAAGCCCGGCAGAACGCCGCCGGCCAACGACAACAATAAACCTAATGAGGCCCAGGCCGCATGAAAGACCTAGAAAAGCGCAGTGGCCTGCACGGCGTCGAGTTCCGCGAGGCGGAGGGCAAGCGCACCCTTGTTGGCTATGCTGCCATCTGGAACAGCGATACCACTATCGGCGATTATTTCATCGAGCGCATAGCGCCTGGCGCATTCACCGCGGCACTTCGCGGTGACATCCTGGCGCTCTGCGATCATGACATCGGCCGTGTCATTGGTCGCACCAAATCCGGCACGCTGCGCCTCGCCGAGGACCAGCGCGGACTGAAGGTCGAGATCGACGTTCCGGACACCACGGACGGCAATGACCTGTGGACGTTGGTCAAGCGTGGCGATGTCAGTGGCATGTCGTTCGCGTTCCGTGCCACAAAGCAGGAATGGGACGACACTGGCGATTTGCCGAAGCGAACCATCCTTGAGGCCGAGCTTTACGAGGTGACCGCCACGGCGCTGCCGGCCTACCCCGACACCACACTGGCCACGCGTTCGCTTGAGGCTGCGCGCGGTGAGGTCGAGCAAGTGAAGAAGGACGCCGAAAGGCGGGCTGCGGACGCTGCCGCTGCGGCTAGGCGAGTTTCCGAAAGGCGCGCCTCCATGGAGCAGAAGTTTCGAGGCATTCAGTCGCCTGAAGGGCGATCGGCGGACGCTTCGTAGTCACCCGGCTTAGCCCGGAGGGCGGCTAGTCCGCCATTCAACCCAAGACTAGCCCGTTTGGCTCCGCCGCGCGCGGAGGCGGGTTTCTATTGCCTAAAGGTACGATATGACCCTCAGGGAAATGCAGGAAAAGCGCGGCAAGCTTGTTGCGCAGGCGCGCGAAGCACTGGAAGAGATCCGCAAGAATACGGACCATGCTCGCGCTGCCGAACTTGAAAAGCGCCACGACGACATCATGGCCGAATTCGACAAGCTCGAGAAGGACATCGAGCGCGAGCAGCGCATGGCTGCAGCCGAGGCCCGCATCAATGCGGCGGCCGAAGAGGAGCGTCGTCGGCAGCGCCCGACCGGCGCCGACACCGAGCAGCGCGGCCGGTCCGAAGGCGACAAGCCGGAATACCGCTCTGTCTTTTACAAGTTCCTCGCCAGCGGCGGCGCTCTGGACACGCTGGACGCCGAAGAGCGGTCCATTTTGCGCCAGGGTACCGTCGAGATTGAAAAGCGTATCCAGACCGGCGGCTCGAACGCGGCGGGCGGCTATACAGTACCGGTCGAACTGCAGAGCTTGCTCGTGCGCGCCATGAAGGCGTGGGGTCCGATGTACGATGGCAACATCGTCAGCGAACTGAACACCTCTGCCGGCAATGCGTTGCCGATCCCGACCACGGACGACACCGGCAACACTGGTGTTCAGGGTACGGAAGGCACGGCGCTTACCGATGACGGCTCTGCTGACGCTGTGTTTGGCCAGAAGCAACTCGAGGCCTACGACTTCAACACGAAGTTCGTGAAGTTCTCCTGGCAGCTTGCGCAGGATTCGATCTTTAACGTTGAGGCTCTGCTTTCCGACCTTCTCGGCGAGCGCCTTGGCCGCCTGGCCAACGCACAGCTCACGACCGGCACCGGCACGTCCGCGCCGAACGGTATCGTCACCGCCTCGACGCTCGGCGTTACCGCCGCATCGGCAACCGCGATCGCCTCGGACGAACTGATCGACCTGCAGCACTCGGTTGACCCGGCTTACCGTCAGTCGCCGAAGGTTGGTTGGATGTTCAACGACCAGACGCTTAAGGCGATCAGGAAGCTCAAGGACGGCCAGGGCAACTACCTCTGGCAGATGGGCGACGTCACCAAGGCTCAGCCGGCCCTGCTCCTCGATCATAAATACAACGTCAATCAGGCTGTGGCCAACATCGCGACCGGCAACAAGGCCGTGATCTTTGGCGATCTGGGCAAGTATTGGGTCCGCAAGGTTGGCGCCCCGGTGATCGGCGTTCTGCGTGAGCGCTTCTGGCCGGATCTGGGCATCGCTGGCCTGATCCGTTTCGACGGCGAACTGCTCGACGCCGCGGCGGTCAAGCATCTCAAGTTGGCCTAATTTGGAATAGCGGGCTTGCCTTCGGGTTAGCCCGCCTCCGCTTTGGAGGTGAAATGCTTTTGAAGATGCTCACAGGCCTTTCGGGGCCGCTGTTCAGCTTGGCGCCTGGCGACGAGTACGATTTTGATGACGCTGAAGCGGAACGTCTGAAGGCTGCCGAGTTCGCCATTGACGCCGAGCCCAAGGCTCCAGCTACGACCAAGAGGGGCAAGGCTGATGTGGTATCCAGCAACGGTGACGACGCCGGCGGCTAATGAGCCGGTATCGCTTGTTGAGGCTAAGCGGCAAGTCCGCATCGATTTCGAAGACGACGACGAATACCTGACGGACTTGATATCGGTCGCGCGTAGTCACGCCGAGAAGTACTGCAACGTCTACCTGGCGCCCCAAACGGTCGCGGCTAAGGCGGACGACTGGTGCGATTTTCGGCATCTGCCGGTTGGTCCTGCGCAGTCTGTAACGTCGATCGCCTACGTCGACAGCACGGGCAACCCGCAGACGCTGGCCGGCACGGTTTACGAACTTCGCAACGATGCGATCGTGCTGAAGTACGGCCAGAATTGGCCAGCCATTCACCCGGGATCGCTTATCACGCTCACCGTTGCGGTGGGCACAGCCGACGTTCAGCCGGCGATCAAGCACGCAATTCTGGTTCGCGTAGCGGACCTCTACGAGAGCAGGGAGAGCCAGGACGACTCCAAATGGACGACGTTCGACTCGCTGCTGAGCAATCACCGCTATTACTAAAACAAATTGCGGCGCGAGCCGCTGGATAGGACAATGGCAGCAACGCAAATTCTGGCTACCGCGTCCACGGCGGCCGACTCGGCCGATGTTACAGTTGCGGCTGGCACGCCCATTACGGTCAGCCTAAAGGGTGTGACTAATCAGAGCGCACTTGTGCTAATCTCCCTCAAGGATGACGCCGGAGCCTACAACCAAACGGGCGGTCGGCTCACGTCCGATGTCCCATCCCTGATGATTTCCGCACCTGGCACTTACCGCTTCTCTCGTGTTGCTGGTGCTACGTGCGGAGTGTTCAGTGGCTAGGCTGTTCGATCCGATATTTGAGCCGTTAGCGCGGCCAGCGCTGGCGAGGCATGGTGGCATGCTGCCATCTGAGGCGGCAGGGGTCGATCTCGTCCTGCCGGCCACAGGCGCAGGCGGGGCGATCTACTCGACAAACGCCATTTATGGTTCGGCGCTTGCCTGCTGCCGCATCGTGCGCACCTCAGACAGCGCCGAAATGGACATCGGCTACCGCACGATCAGCCGCAAGATCGACATTGCTTCTGCGATGGCCTTCAAGGCATCGCCGTCAGACGCCATTCTGGTCAAGACTTGGTACGACCAGAGCGGCAACGGCAACCACGCGACGCAAACCACGCAAGCGAAAATGCCCAAGCTGCTGGCTGGCCGTGATGCGATCATTGCTGGAACGCGGCGGGCCGACAACACGCTGGCAAACGCACTGCCGCGGTACTTCGACATTCCTGCCGGCGTGGCGTTCAATCGTTTGGGCAACACCAAGCTAATGGTGTTTGCATCCTCGGTGTCATTGCAAGGCATGACGCCATACGAGTTTCCGAACAACGCTCAGTCTGACGCGCTGCTGCTCTCACAAAGCAACGCGATGTCGATCCGCTGGTATCCTGGCGCAGTCAACGACAAGACACCTGCAGCCAAGGACGTGCTTGAGTTCTATGGAATGGGGACAGGGGCAACCGGTTCCGGCATCTATAGGACGACTGGCACCAAGAGTACGATTACCGCGCCAACTACTTTGGCGATAGCGGGTGGTTATCTCGGGTTCAGCTCTGTCGCGAGCGCATGGAACAAAGCTGCGCGTCAGGACTATTGCCTCTTCGCCGTCTACCCATCGCAGTTGACCGATACGCAGATAACCGATGCTCGCACGGCGGCGATCACCGCCTTTGGCGTGCCGACATCATTCGATAACAATCTTATCTTCGTTGGGGACAGCATAACCGAAGGCGTCTACACCGACGACAACAAGACCCTGCCGCGTCTCGCGTCTGCTGCCGTATCTGCATCGAATAAGCAGATTTGGAACCTCGGCGTTGCCGGCCAGACGATGGCGACGATTGCCACCAATCAGGCAACTAGGGAGGGGACGCTCTACAGCGGATCGATAACTGGCAAGAATGTGTTCCACCTGTGGGCCGGGACTAATGATATCATTGCCGGTACCGGTGTTGCATCGACCGTCATGGGCCAAATCCAGACTTGGGTCGCCAATCGAAAGGCGCAGGGCTCAAGTGTGCGCTGTGTGGTTGGTACATGCCTTCCGCGTACGGGCTTTGGCGCCGCTGGTTCGTCCAAGGATTTGGACAGGCAGGACCTCAACACCCAAATCCGCAACAACGCCAGCGTCAACGGTTACACGGTCGCTGACTTCGCGGCTGATGCGGTTCTAGGCTTGGTGGCCACGACCGCAGACACATCGATCTACCCTGACGGCACGCACCTGTCGGCTTCGGCCTATGAGCAGTATGCGGCACCGATAAGCGCTGCGGCAATCAATGCTGCGCTAGCAAGCTAATCTAATCAAATAAGGAGGCCGCATTGACGGCACTTGTAATCACGGCTGCCAACGTGGCCGCTGGAGCCAATTCCACGCGCGACAACGGCACTGCCGGCGCAGCCATCACTGCCGGCCAGGTTGTCTACAAGGCGGCGGACAACACGTACAAGCTTGCCGACACCAACGACGCCTCGGCGATCGTGCGTAAGCCGAAGGGCATTGCGCTGCATGCGGCGGCATCTGGCCAGCCTCTCGCCGTGCATACCAGCGGCCCGATCACCATCGGCGCCGCGGTTACGGCGGGCGTTGCCTACTATCTTGGTGGCGCGCCCGGCTCGATTGTTCCAGTTGCCGACCTGACCACTGGCGACCATCCGGCGCTTATCGGCCTGGCCTCAAGCGCGACCGTAATCAACGTCGACATCCAGGCGCCAGACGCGGCTCTGTAATGGCGTGGGTGCGCTTTAGCCATCCGTGGGATTATCGCCAGCCGGGCTTCACGATCGCTTACCCGGTTGGCGACTTCAACGTGACGCGTAAGGCGGCTGAATTGGCCACCACCGCCGGCGCGGCTGTGCGGCTGCGCAAGTTGAACAAGAACGATGAGGCGGTTGAATGGCCAAGCGAAGCGGGGCCGGCGCCCTTAACTGCCGGGTTGTTTTCCAGCGAAGATCGGTAGTGCAGGACGAGTACGGCAATGACGTCACAGGCGATTTTGCCGACGTGTTCTCCATCTCCGCACGGCTGCATCCGAAGTTCGGCGCCGATGTCGAGACGGAGACGGCGGCTCGCCTTGCTGCTTTGCAGCCGTATAACCTGACGGTTCGCAGTTGCGCCGACACGCGCGCAGTGACGCCAGCCTGGCGCGTCTATGACGCGCGCAAGGGCCTTGTCGGCGGTAAGCCGCTCCGGTTCTTCAATATCAAGACGATCGTCAATCCTGACGAGCGTGGCGCAATGGTTGAGATGCTGGTCGTAGAAGGCGAGAGTAGCTAGCGGTCATGGCGATCAAGACGAAGATCATCGGCCGCGAGGCGCTCCAGCGGAGACTTGATGAACTGGTGCCTGAGGCAGCGACAGCCGCCGCAGAAGCCAAGTTAGAGGTGGCGCAAGAGTTGGCTAGCAGAATTGCCAGCCGTGCGCCTGTAGATTCTGGCGACTACAAGGCCAGCATTCGAGGCGGCAGGCAGGCCGATAATCCCGGCATTCTGCCGGTGGGCGGCAAGCAGTCCAAGGATCCAGACGCAACAGCGGTTTATGCCGACTTCATCTGGCGCTTTCTCGAGTTCGGTACGGCACCGCACGTCATCAAGGGCAAGAATGGCGGAAACGTCGTGTTTGCCGGCTCCGATGGCGGATTGGTTTCTGTGCCGTCTGTGGCACATCCCGGCTCGCGAGCGCATCCACATGTATTCTACACGTGGAAGGCGCTCCGCAAGGTAGCCAAGGCCAAGATCAGCCGTGCGATCAGCAAGGCCGTGAAAGCATCCAACAAGAAGTAGCATGGAGGGCGCATGGCCGCACCGGCACATGAGCTCGTCGGCGTTGCGACCGCACGCTTACGATCCTACACGGCGCTGACGAGCATGGTTCCTGCCAGCAACATCTTCTATCGTCCGCCAGCGTCGTATTCGCCACCATACGTGACCGTGGATGACGTCTCGACGCGGCGCGTCGACATGCAATGCGTCAGCGGCACGATTGTTGACCTGACAATCCACGTCTGGACGGACGAAAGCAATCCGCTTCCGAACACCGGAGGCGCTCTGCAGGACGCCAGGGCGATCGCCTACGAGATCGCCAACGCCCTGCATGACTACCCACTAGCGTTGCCCAGCAAGCGGCTGGTGACGCTGGAACACCGCGGCGAGCGCGTGTTCTACGATGCGGATGGCGTAACCGGCCATGCGGTCATCGACTTCGAAGCGGTAATCGAATCCTCGGCCGCGCTTTAGCAACCTAATTTATGGAGCCTACAATGGCTGACGGACAACAGACCGGCAGGCTACTGCTGATTCAAATCGGCGATGGCGGAAGCCCTGAGACTTTCAACAATCTGTGCGGCCTGCAGACGCGCAATTTCAACATGTCGGCGAACGATGTCGACACCACGATTCCGGATTGCAATAATCCTGGCGACACGCCGCAGAAGACTGGTGTCCCCGGTATCAAGAACCGCACTTTCTCCGGCTCCGGCAAGTTTGTAGCTGGCGCCGCCCAGTCCACCTTTATGGGCTACGTCAACAACGCCGTGACCTTCAATGCCAAGGTTATTGTGCCTGGTCTCGGCTCCTACACCGGCCCTTGGTACGTGACCGACTTCACCCTAAACGGCGAGCAGGAAGGCACGATGGGCTTCGATGCTACCTTCATGGCTGGCGGCGCACTGACGTATGTTGCGGAGTAAGTAGGGCATGGCATTAGAGGTTAACGGCGCAAGAGGAGAGGTCGCCCTTAGGGTGGGTGACGTTGACCTCGTAATTGCCGCCACTATGGCCGGGCTGGCCGCGGTCTCCACGCGGCTGGAATGCAAGTCGCTTGGCGACTTGTTTCAGCGGCTTTCCGGCGTTGAGGCGGCGGCCACCATGGCTGCCATCGAACTGCTTACCGTTCGCGGCGATAAGGCTGCGGCGCTTGATGCGCTTAGGCTCAAGCACTTCAAGGCATGTTCGGATGCGTTCGCGCTGGCGCTCGCGCACCACTTCGACGGTGAGCAAAAAAACGAGCAAGCCGCGCCGGCAGCGGGGTAGAAAAGCCGTTCCCCTGGCGAGATTGGATGAAGGGCGCATTCGGCGCCCTTCATTGGACGCCAGAGGTGTTTTGGCGGTCGACGCTCACCGAATACATGATGGCGATCGAGGGCTTTAACGCGCTCAGCGGCGGCGAGAAGAAAGATTCGGGACCAAGCGACGAGGATATGGCTGCGCTGTTGGCGAAATATGGCTAGATCACTGAGATGAGCTCTGCAGCCACTCGGTGCTCGTCTTTCCATCAATCTTTACGAAAAGATAGCTAACCGGATCCCTCCCGTAGGTGCTGCCGTAGGTGCAGTCCGCATAGCCCCTAAGCATCGTTCCGAACGAATTTGGAGCGTCATATTCGATCGCAAGGCTAAGATTTTTTGGCTCGATTTCCTTCGCGTCGAAGCTTTTGAGATAAAACCGGCGAACGCTTTCAGTGTCCCCGCTAGTGTTCAGATGCGTGATGAATTCGTCGCGCGTCATGTCTTTGCTGTCGCGGGCCATTCGAATGCGCTTGTACTGAGAAGGGGCCTTAAGCCTTTGCCTCAGAGCTTCTTCGCACGATTTGGTCAGATCGTCATCGAAGTATCCGGTGTTGTATGCGAACGCGACACCGCCGGCCGCGACCATCATGGCGCACGCCGCACTTATAAGCCATTTCATTGCCTCTCCCCCCGCAAGAAGGTTCAAATATGTCTGATAAAACCGATGACCTTCTTATAAGTGTAAGTACCGATCTTACTACCATCAAGAGGCAGCTGAAGCAACTTGGCCAGGACGTCGGTCAAACTACTTCAGGAATCCAGAAACAGTTCGATGGCCTTGGAAAGGGCATCGACCAATCGATGTCTCCGATCCAAAAGCGCATCAACGCTATGATCGGCATTCCCGTGTCCTCAAGGGTGAAGGAGTGGAAAGGCGCGCTTGCCGAAGTAGCCGACACGTCAAAGCTTACCTCCTCTCAAGTCCTCAACCTGACGCGGCAGGGTAACGACCTTGCCACCATGTTTGCTCTTGGTGCTAACCCGATGCAGATTTTTGCATCGCAGGCGGGTCAGATTTTTGATGCACTGCAGAGCGGCCCTGGCGGCGCAATGGCGTCTATCAAGGCGATCGGCGAGGGCGCGATCGGTCTGGCGACCAAGTTCCCGCTCATCACGGCGGCGGTCGGTGCAGCAGGTGTGGCTCTGCTCGCATACGAAGCGAGCGGCATCGGCAGTTTCAAGTCTCTCGACGAGATCATCAAGACGCACGAGGCCAACATCAAGCGCCTCGGCGATGCGTATGATGAAGTCAACGGGAAGCGGCAGAACTATGCTGCGGACACGGCCCGCACTGTCAATGCGCTCAACAAGCAGAACGCGCAGGACGCCACCGATCTTCTCCGCAAGCAGGCGCTCGACGCTCTCGGCAAAATGGACGCCAACCTGGCGTTCTTCGATGATAAAGGTCGATTTTCGGCCTTCGCCGCCCCCATCAAAGAGCTGATAGACGAACTGAAAAACGGCACGCCGGATATTAAGGCGTTCCGCGATCAGATTAATGCTATCGCCGATGCCAATCCGGGGCTGGACAGCAAGCGCCACGAGATACTGGATTTTTCGCAGTCGGCCGCGGATACCGCGGCTAAGCTGCCGGATTTGGCTCGCTCCGTTAGCGACGTCACAGACACGGTAAATCAGTTCAGTTTGCAGCTGGCTGAGGTGGATTCGAAGCCGCTGCAAGCCGCACTGCAAGATCTTTTTGACAAGGCTCGTGAGGGCAGGGAGCCGATTGACGGCATCCTCCAATCGTTGGCGGCGCTCGAGCAGGCCAATCCGAATTTCGCGGGTATTCTCGCAGGCTTCAAAGACATTCTGGATGCTGCGTCCAGAACCAATGCTGCGCTTGACGCTCTAGGATCAAGATATTACGCCAACCAAGGCACCCCTACGAACGGCCGGCAAAAGCTACCGGTCGGGCTTCTGCCGGATAGCGCCCCGGTGCCGGATTCGGCACCTAACCGCGAAGACCTTGGGCATGAATATGACAAGGCGGCCGAAGCGGCAAAGCGCAAGGCGGATGCCGCGGCTCGTCGTGCGGCACGTGCACAACCGAAGACTGCCGAGGATCGCTTTGGGGAGGATTTGCAGTCCATCCGGGACCGCACAGCCGCTCTGACCGAGGAATATAACGCGCTTGGGCTCTCCTACGAGGCGCAGACCAAGCGTAGCACGGCACTCGACCTCGAGCAGCAGGCACTGAAGCAGGTTCGCGAGGAAGCCCGCAAGAAGGGCGACACTGACTGGCAAAATGCCCAACTCACGCCAGCCCAAATCGCGCAGATCGATGCGGTTTCGGATGCTTATGCACGGCAGGCCGATGCGCTGCGCAAGGCGCAGGAAATGCAGGATCTTCAGCGCGATGTGCTGAAGGGTGCGTTTGACGATCTCCGCTCAGCGCTGGACGACGGCAAGCTTGATTGGCAGGATTTCGCCAAGATCGCCGAAAACGCGCTCGATAAGGTTATCGACAAGATCGAAAACGATCTTCTCGACGCCATCATGCAGGCCAACTCCGCGGGCGGTGGCGGCGGCATCGGGAGCATCTTCAGCGCCATTTTCGGCGGCGGCAGTTCCAGCAACGTCTTCCCTGGAGGCGGCGTCCTCAACAGCGATATGGGCCTCTACGACACGGGCGGCTACACCGGCCCCGGCGGCAAGAAAAAGGTCGCCGGTCTCGTCCACAAGGGCGAGGTGGTTTTCAGCCAGGACGACGTCGCGCGAAATGGCGGCGTTGCCGCGGTCCAGGCCATGCGCCGTGGCCGAGCGATTGCCGCACCACAGATGCCCGCAATTCAGGCGCCAGCCGCACGCGGTGGCGACATTGGCGTGACGTTCGCGCCTAGTATTTCGGTGCAGGGCGGCGGCAACGATGCCGGCGAGCAGGTAACTGCTGCGCTCAAGAAGTTTGAGAAGGAATTCACGCCGAAGGTCGTGAAGTCGATCCGCGACGCGAAGGTCAGGGGGATGCTGTGATGTGGGATACCGTGTTTACATAGTGTTTACGTGGAGATCGTAGCGTAACGGTTGCCGTATGTGCGTGCGTGCGCTATATGAATGAGGGCCTGAGAGGAGCAAGCGACCCGCGAAAGCGGGCTCCCCGAAGGGAATTCTCGGCGAAAGCCGGGTGGCGGTAGGTAAAACTATCAAGGAAAAGGCTGCGCAACGCGTGGCCTTTTTCTTTTGTGCGTGGATCGGACGGGGCGTAGCTAGCTACGATCGCTCCCCGTCCGAAGTTCCATCTCCTCTTTGGCCAGATTGGCCGCAATTGGATGGTGGCGGTAGGTAAGGGATTTGAACCCTTGGAGGAAGCGACTCCTCGCCAGATTTTCAGTCCGGTGCAATAAACCACTCTGCCAACCTACCGTGTCCGTTTAATACATAAAACGGATGTTAGCCGCAAACACTAAATATAGTGTTAACCAATCATTTACTTTAGTGTGCCGCTTGCCGGTTTTTGCCAGGCTAAGCTGCCCCGCTCCCTTGACGGAGAGCCTATGGCCACAATTGACCTCCCATCCGTCCCCTTTCAGGCGGCGTATCCGCAGCTTGTGGAATCGGTGTCCGTCTCCCGCTCCGGTACGCGCGCAATGTCGTTTGTCGAATACGCGGATGCCTATTGGCAAATCGCCATGCGCACAGTTCCGCTGCGGCCTGAACAGCGCCTTTTGGTCGAGGCGTTCAAGGATCAGAGCCGCGGCGGGCTGCAAACCGTGCTCTACACGCCCAAGCATATGTGCGTGCCGCAAGCCTATTGGGGCGACGCGTCCAACACGGCGCTATCCAACAACGGCAATCTTGTTTCGATCACCGGCAATTCGCTGGTCATCAACAGCGTTGACAACGGCTTGACGCTTGGTCCTGGCGATCTGATTTCGGCGACATCTGGCGAATACAACGCGCTATTCCGCGTGCAGGGTGGCGGCGTTGCGGCATCGAATAGCATCACGATTACGGTTGAACCGACCGTGCCAGTCTACATCGCCGCGACTGCAGTCATCCGGTTCAAGAATCCGATCGCCAACATGCGCGTGCTACCAGGCTCGTTCTCTATCGATGACGAGATATTTCCGTCGGCCAGTTTCACCTTGGTGGAGATTCCTAAGTGAGCTTCCCAACGCGCCTTCAGCAAGTACTTGACGAGGGGCGGGCGATTATCCGCTCCGGCATCAAGATCGCTTGCACGACCGGCACTTACGGTTTTTGGAACGGTAAGGGCGACATCGTTGTCGACGGGCTAACCTATTGGCCTAACTCCCTGATCACCATTTCGGAACCGGTTTATGGCCTCGGCACTGCAGCGTCGACGTTTACGGCTGAGCTTGTCGCGCAACGCGATTCCGGCCTAACGCCTGACAAGCTCCTGCTTATCGAAAGCGAGGGCTACAAGGATGCGCCGGTTACGGTCTACGACTTTTACTTCGATCCCGATGACCGGTCGTTCCTGCATGCCGAGCCGGGTGCTTATGGGTATATCGACACCGTCGATCACTCGCGCGATGGCGGCGAAACTAAGCTGATTGCCAACGTCCGCTCCGGCGCCATCGCAAACCACCGAGATGGCTACCGCACGGCAAGCCACGAGGATCAGCAGCTGGTGTCGGCTGGCGACATGTTCTTCCAGTACGCCAGCAAGGTGAAGCACGAGAGCTTCGACATCAGCTTCGATTAGGCTCACGCCAGCAGGACATCGATATGCTTACCCTAACCCGGTTGTCCGATTGGGACCGGCGCCTTGCGCGCGTGGTCAATCAACATAGAAGCACGCCAGGCGAATGGGGCGTCTCTGACTGCCTGCTTACCGTCATGGATGCCGTCGTTGCTGTAACCGGCTTCGACCCGGCAGAGGATATCCGAGGCGGCAAATACAGCACGGCGGCAGGCGCAACCAAGATCCTGCGCAGGCGCGGCTTGGCGGATGTCGAGGCGGCGCTTGCAAGCCTGTTCCCGCCCATCTCGCCTCTTATGGCGCAGCGCGGCGACGCAGGTGTTGTGCGGCGCGATGGCGTTCTTTCCTGCGGCTTTATCTGCGATCGCGGCTTTGCCGTGAAGGACGAACGCGGCCTGTCGTTCCTGCCCCAAACCGAGATCAAGTCAGCCTTCAAAGTGGGGTAGCGAATGGGATTTCTAGTCCCGATTTTCTCGACCGTCCTTGGGGCGGTCGGGCTGAGTGGCGTTGCGTCCTGGCTCGGCGGCTCGACCATTCTTGCCGGTCTCGCGCGCTTCGGTCTTGGCCTCGCCGCTAAGTACCTCATCGGCCAGCTTACGCAGCCGAAACAGCAGGCGCAGACGTCGCAACTTGATACCGCTTATGGCGAGGACCTGGCGCGCTCTGTCATCATGGGTAAGGTCGGCACGGCTGGCCACCTCGTCTACCGGAACGCCTACGGATCCGGCAATCGCAAGATCCAAGACGTCTATATCCTCTCCAACTTCCTGATTAGCGGCATAGCGCGCGTTCGCTACAAGGGCGAATGGAAGACGCTTGGCGGCACAGAGGACGCCACAAAAGGCTTCCAGATTCAGGACATCGACTCGAAGATTTGGGTCAAGCTCTACAAGGGCACGATGACGCAAACGGCCGACGCCGGTCTGATTGCTCAGTCAAATCCCGCCGGCCGCTGGACGACAAATCACCGTGGCGCGGGCATTGCGTACGCCATCGTAACGCAGGAGCTCAATCGCGAGCATCTTCAGCAGCCGTGGCCGGCCTTCTTTGAGATTGAGGGCGCGCCACTCTATGACTGGCGCAAAGATAGCACTGTCGGCGGCAGCGGCTCACATCGTTGGAATGACCAGACGACATGGGAGTTCACTGAAAATCCTGTGCTGATGGCCTACGCGCTCGAGCGCGGCGTCTTCAACGGCACTGAGATGATGGTGGGCAAGGGCGTTTCGGCGTCACGTCTGCCGATTGCGCAGTGGACTGTTGCAGCCAACATTTGCGACGAAATCGTTGGCACCGGCAAGCGCTACACGGCCGGCCTTATTCCGGCGGCAGGATCAGGCGTAACGCACGACCAGAACATGCAGCCATTGCTCGAGTCGTGTGCTTCGACGTGGGTTGAGGACGCTACCGGCGAGTATCCGATCGTTGGTGCCGCGCAGTCGACTGTCCTGACGTTCACCGACGATGACATCATGGTCGACGAGCCTTTCCGGTTCTCGGTCAAGCGCTCAAAGTCGGAGCTCATCAACACGCTGTCCGGCACCTATTTCGAGCCAGACAATTTTTATGAGCAGACGCCGTTTGCGGTGCGCATCGATTCTGTTGCGCTGGCCGAGGACGGCGAACGACTTGCGGTCTCGATACCGTATGACGCGGTCAACCGCTCCGAGGTTGCGGACCGGCTTGCCGATATCCAGTTCAAGGCCAGCCGCTACCAGGCCAACGGCGAAATCTGCATTCATCCGCGGTTCCTTGCGGATGCGCAGGTCGGTCGCTGGATTGAGTGGGATTCGGCCGCCTTCGGCACGCGCACATTCCAGATAACCGAGAAGCGCCTTGGGCCATTTGGCGAGAAGGCTACGCGGAACATCTATCTGACGCTGCAGGAAGTTGGCGAAGGCATATTCGACGGCACGGACTATGTGACCGTTCCTATCGATGCGAGCTCGCCCGGCGATCCTGACTATGCGGTGTCCGCGGCGAACTTTGGCGCCGTCGGCATACAGTTGAAGGTGGATGGCTCGACCGATCGCAAGACCGGCGTCCGCTTCTTTTGGGATGCATTCGATGATGTGACCGTCACGGCTGTCGACGTCGAATACAGACCGGAAGCGGCGGGCGTCACAGTCAGCATCGCGAATCCGGCGGTCATCACATGGCCGAGCCACGGTATGGTTGCCAACGATCTACTCTATCTTGCGACTACCGGAAGCCTGCCGACCGGGCTTACCGCCGACAGTCCGCTCTACGTGAAGACGGTCCTAACCAGCGGCACGTTCACCGTTTCGTTGACGCCTGGTGGCGCTGCGATTGCCACGAGCGGCACGCAGTCGGGCATCCATAGTGCTTATCGCGACAGCCTCGTGAAGCGCGCCGAAACTCCCGTGCAGGTGCTTACTGTCTCGGAAGGCGTTCTGCCCAGCAAGACATATGAGTACCGCCACAGAATCATAACGACGCCACCGCGAGCGACGTTCTTTACGGCGTGGTCAAGTGTATCGACGCCGGAGGATGTGTTCGACGTATCAGTGGGCCTGGCGCAGACGCAGCAGGACGTCAGGGACTTCCTGGCCAGCCTTTCGGCGGGCCTGCAGGATATCCGCGACAAGGTTGCGCAGGTGGCGGCCTCAGCTGTCGATGCAGCCAGTAGGCAGGCGCAGGACAATGCCGTTGCGGTTCGCAATGCTCGAGCCAATGCGGCGGCATTCACTGAGCTTGAGGCCACCATAACCGAAATCGACGGTGAATTGACGGCCATCGCCAGTTCGGTCACGGCGGTCGAAGCGTCGGTCGACAACGTGTCCGCTGATGGCCTGTTTCAGCTACGCGCCGAGGCCGGCACGGGGGACGTGGTGTCTCGCATGGTGGCGGAGGTTCGGGCATCGGTGTCTGACGCGTGGGTGTCGGCGGGATGGGTGGTTGAGGCGGGCTTTACCGGCGGTAACCCGGCGGCGCCGTTCTCCAACTTCATCATCAACGCGAGCAAGTTTGTGGTCACGGACGGCACAAACAATGGCACGCCTCTGACGTTTGAGTCGGGCGCACTTAAGCTGCTTGTCGCCAACATCGGCACTGTTACTGCTGGAACGCTGCAGTCGGTGGACGGCAAGGTGGTTTTCGACCTCAGCACAAAGCAATTGAAGTTTAGCGAATGACCACAAGAATACTGCTAAATAGCGATAGGCTTTTGATCACCAAGCCGGGCATAGATGCATCATTGTCGCCGCCAGACCCCGACAAAGTTTTTGATAGTGATTGGGCGTTTGGCGGCGGTCTTGTTGTTGCGGGGTTCAAGGAGTTTGCGATTAACACCGCACTCTATGGGACTGGTGCGACTCTGACTATCGATTTTCCAGAGCTAACGTATACGCCAACCGTTACGCTTTGGGAGGGGGCGCCGCCAGACTCTAAGGATTTCGGCGGTACCCTACAGGGTTACGCGCAGATGACGCCGTATTGGCAGCGATTCGCAAACCAGGGTGACCCCGGCACATTGATGTTCCAGTACGTGACTGTAACAACAAGTCAAATTATAATCCCGTACTGGCCCAGTGTTGGTTCCGGGGGCTCTTGGACCCACACGGGAGGGCCTTCCCCTTATCAAAAGACACCAGGTTCAAACCAGCAATTGTATCGCGGCTTTTACTACATGGTTTTTGCGGTGTGACATGTCAGTTCACATGGGAATGAAAGGCAGCCGGGTCGGTCTTTGGACTGCGCCGCCAGGGGTGGATGCCTCGGGCGAAACAGGAAAGATGACGCTTAATTCCGATTACGATCACCTTCAAATTCACGACTTCGGTGTATGGACGGAAAGTGGCATTAATCAAGGAAACGGCACATGGCAGTACTCAGCCAGGACGGTTTCATTTATCGACCTCGGCTATATCCCATTCGTGTTTGTGTCCAACTCAGTATCGACGGACAAGGGCATAACCTATCCGCCGAGATACTCTAACGACTACGCAGGCGGCGACCTGCAGGCAATCGCGATTGGCGGGCCGCAGGTTTTTAACGACCACTTTTTTATGGCTACTCGGCTTGGCTTTTATCCGACCGAGCGGACAGCTTGGATCGTCTTCAAAAACAGAGCTTGGTAAGGGCACAGGGACCGCGAATGGTTGACCGCATCTTTCTCGGCTACAGTGCCGGTAGCCCTGTCTTTCGTCTCACAAAACCAGGCAAGGATATCTCCAGTACGGACCCTGAAGACTTCATCCTTACCGAGACAAGTTTTACCTTGCGTCCTGCGCTTGCCTCGACCGCAACGTTTACGGGCAACGGCAGTCAGACATTCGATATGTCTAGCTTCGGGTTCACCAATCCGCCTGTCATCATTCTGAAGAGCAGCGACGGCTCAATGGCTAGTTTCTTTGACTACTACGCCAAAGTAAACAATGCGCTAACGTCCCTAACGATATCCAATCGCAGGAATATCGCCAGAACGATCTCGTTCTACGTGTTCGCTAACGAACTGCTGTAGCGGCGCCGTTAGCGGCCAGCAACGTTAACCGCGACCACGCGCATAGCGCACCTTCCAAGGAAATTACATGACCATCTACACAACCGGCACGGTTTCCGTGGCGAATGGCGACGCCGTGGTTACGGGTAGCGGCACCGCGTGGGCTGTTGCGCTTATCGCTGGCGGCATGTTCTCGAGTGCAGGCTTGTCTGTGCCTATCGCTAGCGTCGATAGCGATACGTCGCTTACGCTGGCCTACGATTGGCCCGGTGCGACCGCTGCGGGCGCCGTTTACGCGATCGCGCGCGAGAACTCAGAAGCGGCGGATATTGTCGACCTTAACGACAAACTGAGCCGTGTGCTTGTGACGCTAAGCCTAGTCGGCATTACGCCAAACGCTAGCGGCACCATTGCCGAGCGCGACGCGCTTACGCTTGCCGTTGGCGACAAGGGCTTTCTGTTTCTGCATGCTGAGCCGGGGGTGGATCTGGCCTTCTACCGCTGGTCTGGTTCGGCTTGGCAAGGTCCGTTTGCGACAAGGGGTACTCAGGGCGTACCCGGCATCGGAAGTGGCGGCTACGGTTTGCCTGCTGGCGGCGCGAGCGGCCAGTTTCTGCTTAAGGCAAGCGGAACAGACGGGGATGCGGAGTGGGCAAGCGACATAAACCAGTCGGAGTCGGGCCACTTCTACGCTGGCGACGGTGCACGCATTCAACGCCTTGCCGATCGCGTGTTCATCGGGCCGGCCGTTGCAAACAGCGGCGAACAGGTTGCCGATGCCGGTGATTGGCTGACTGACTTTCAGTTGGCGGTAGGCCGAAGCAGGGGATTCATTCAGCGCACGCAGGCTGCCGTTTTGAACGGCGGTGATCCTGAGGCTAATCATGCGTGGATATCAGCCGCGCAATCGAAGGATGCGACTGTCGACGGGTACAACGCCATCGGCGATATCGCCATCGGCATCAACAATAACACCACGAAAAGCCTCAGTGCCTATGCCCGATACACCGAAGCCTATCGTATGGCAGGGGCTGTCGGGGGCGCTTATGGCCATGAAATCGATGCCGTCAACTTTGCATCCGAAGTCGATATCGACCCTTGGACACAGAATATCGGCCAGACGGTTGGCGAGCAGATGGCCGCTGGAGCAGAACTTTCTCCAATCGGGCAGTTCGCAATATCGGCCGGATGGAACCTTCGCAAGAACGGCTCGACCTTCTTAAAAGCTCTCATCATTGGCAATGATGCAATCAAGGGCACGGACGGCACGGACGGCAACGTCGTCCACGCCATTAACCTGGTGCCGGGTCATGCCATCGATTACTGGTCCGCGGCCGGGCAACGTAGCTGGCGCCTCTATGCCGGCGTCGGTGTCAATGGCGACTATCGGGTGGAGACCTCGGGCACAGGAGCGCTTTCTGTGTCCAGAAACTCAGCGGCACTCCCGGCCGCGATTGCGGGCACGACGCTTCGTGTCTCCGGCGCCGATGGATCGGCTAACAGAGTCCTCGTCGATTCCTTTGGCGCAGGTGGCTCAGCGTTGTCTCTTCGGACTGCGCGAGGAACGGCGGCCGCTCCGACAGCAACTCAGAACGGCGATCCACTTATTAATGTCGGCGGTTTTGGCTACGGAGCAACTGGTTATTCCGCAACCGCCAGCGCCGGGTTCCTGGCGGTTGCTACTGAGAACTGGACCGACGCCGCTCACGGCGCTGAATTTTCCATCCGAACGACCCCGAATGGAACGACAACCCTTTCGACCATCGTAACAGTTCGCAACAATGGTCTGATTGATATTTTGGGGGGCTCGCTGGGCTTAGGTGCCCCATCAACAAAGACAGCGAGCTTTACACTCGGCGCAGCCGAAAACTCTATCATCTGCAACGGGACTGGCTCCATCACTGTAACCCTGCCTTCGCCTTCGGCCTTCATCGGGCGCGTGGTGCGCATCAAGAACATCGCAGCGTTCACGGTGGTCTCGGCTTCATCGAATGTTATCCCGCTCGCGGGCGGCGCTGCCGGCACAGCCATACTCGCCGCAACCGCTGGTAAGTGGGCCGATCTGCAGTCTGACGGCACCAACTGGATTGTAGTGGCCGGTAGCTAAGCTTGCGGGACTTGGATCAATCGAGCCGCCACCCGGTCGTTTGATTGATCGAGAAACTGCTTCGGTCGCGCATTCATGATTGGGATTTCGACGAAGCGGGTCAACGCAACCGCCGCGGCGAACCCAACGACAGGGCCGATAACCGGTGTCAGTGCATACGCTCCGGCTAACAGCATTGCGTGAGCGGTAAGGCCAAATACCTGCACATGCAGCAGATATAAGGTGTAGGCGTGCCGACTGAGATACATTACGGGAGCCTTGAAGGCGTAGTGTCCGCTCTTTAGCCGAGTAGATCCAACGACCAGAAGGGCGCTCCCGAGTGCCGAGGTTACGAATGCCCCGTTCGAAATCCAAATATCGGAGGACGCAAGGTGTTCGGCGACCAAGGGGAACCACGCCGGCAAGGGCAGAATAATCGCGCCCGCAAGACTGCAAATAGCATTGGCCCGGACCGACAACGAGATTCCCCTCGTCAGGTAGGCGGCTAATGTGCCGTAGGCAATTGCATCCAGTTGCAGCGGAACCATCTTGCGCAGTCCGGCGCTCCAATCCAGAGCGAACCAATGCCAGCCGAGATAGCGAAGCGACGCTGGAACAATCAGGAATGCGATGATTGCCACCAAGGCTCCCTTGCGAGGTAAAACAGCTAGAGCCCCAAACAGGGCGATTGGAAAAAGAAGGTAAAACCATTCCTCGACAGTCAGAGACCAGGAGACCGAGAAGAACTCGAGCTTGAATTGCGTCGCGAAATTTTGCGTCAGCGTCAAAAACTGCAGAAGTTTGAAATTGCTGCCGCCATCTATGCGAGCAATTGCAACGCTGATGCAGAGGGCTACCAGATAGCAAGGAATGGTGCGAAGCCAGCGCCTCGCCCAAAAGCGCCGAAGCAGATCAAGGGCGAAGGGGCGTTCGGCTATTTCCAGCAGGATGTTCCCGATCAGGTAACCCGATAGGGCAAAGAAGATCTCCACGCCATAGAAACCGGGGTTTAAAACGCCAAATGGCGGCGGCGTGAAGCCCCATATGATTGCACCGCCAACGCTATAATGTCCGATAAGCACAAGCAAAATAGCCGCAGCACGCACTACATCGAGACCAAAAATGCGGCCGTTAGCTTCGTGAGACATCGTCCGCCCTTAGCACAACTACCTCGCACAAACAAATAGAGACCTGCGGTTCCGGTGCCGCGCCTACGCATCCCAAAAGGACATCCCCAAAATGAACCTCGATTTTGGCTGCACTCGCCTCATCCTGGCGAAGTGCACCGCCGAAGGATTGCTGCGCAATCAGGCGGCTTATGTGCTGGCGACGGCATGGCACGAATCCGGCCATACCATGCGGCCGGTGCGCGAGATGGGCGGCGAAACCTATCTGCGCAGCAAAGCCTATTACCCGTATGTCGGCATGGGTTTCGTGCAGCTGACGTGGAAGCGTAACTACGAATTCGCCAGCAAGAAGCTCGGCGTCGACTTCGTTGCCAATCCTCGGCTGCTGCTTGATCCCGAACACGCTGGCAACATCATCGTCCGCGGCATGGAGCAAGGCTGGTTTACAGGCAAGAAGCTAGCCGACTACATCACGCTGCAGGCGTCGAATTTCCAAGGCGCGCGCCGCATCATCAACGGCATGGATAGAGCCGCGCTGATCGCCGGCTATGCCGTGCAATATGACGCCGACCTGAAGGCGATTGGCTATGGCGTTGGTTCCTAAGGGCCGCACCTTCAGCAAGCGGCTCGTTGTTGTGTGCGCAGCTCTCGCCTGGTGCGCGCTGTTCTATGCGATCTATGCCGGCCAGCCGACCGTTGCCGTTGCCGGCTTCTCGTTCATAGCCGCCGTCGCAGGTGGGTACATGGGCGTCGGCCACATGGACTTGCGCGCGCTTCTCACGTCGCTTGCCGCTAATCCGGGCGGCGGCTTGCCAGAACCCCCACCAATCCAAATGCAGGATCCGAAATAATGGAAAACCTGAAAGAGTTGATGGCCGCCAATCTTCGTGAGGCTTGGGCGCGCGCGCTGCCGTATGCCTACGGCTTCGCGGCTGGCGTCATCGTTGGGTGGCTGCTGTGAACCAGTTGACACTCAGTTTTGACGCGAAGCAAGCAAGTGACTTCCTATCGTCGCTTGCCGAGGCCGCTAAGCGTTTTCCTGAATTTGGCGAGGCTCTTGTCGACTTCATTGAGGCCGGCGAGGAGCTTTTTCTTCTCAAGTGCGATTGTCACTCCGCACCCGGCACAAACGAAATCGCTGTGGGCCTTTATCCAAGCGATAGTCTTGCTCGTCTTGTGACGGCATTTCGGGCAAGGAATCTCGATTTCGGCCTTGTCGAACATTTGCACCCCCAAGTTGCGTCAGCGCAACTCAGCACAAGCATTGGGGATTCGCAACCGTGATCGCCCTCTTGGATAAACTCACCGGCGGATACGCGCGCCTTATCGTCTACGGACTAGTCGCCGCGGTGATCGTCGGCGCTTTTGGCTACACCTACCATGCCGGCTACGCCTCTGCGGCCGGCGCGTGGTCCGCCAAGTACGAGCACCGGGAAGCGGAGATTGCCAAGGCGACCGCCGCGGAGATTTCCCGCCAGGCGCAGGCCAACGCGCAGGCGAAAGCCATAGAGGCCAAGCACCTCGAGCAACTCGCGGCCGACAACGCCGCACTAGAACAGCGTATTAAGGGACTATCAGATGAAGCGGACGCTGACCCTGATCGCGATCGGCCTGCTTTGTCTGACAGCAGCCGGCTGCGCATCGACTCAGTCCATTAAGGTGACTGTGCCGCCTCCTGCGCTGGCACAGCCAGATAGGGCACTCGTAGCGGCATGCGCTCGCCCGGTGCGCCTGGCGCAGGATGGCGTGTTGACGCAGATCACGGGGGAGCGGCTCTGGATTTCGGACCGCAAGGCGCTCATTGAGTGCGGTCGCAGCAAGAAGGCCTTGCGCGACTTCTACCAGGAGCGCGACGCCGCGATCGTCGGCGGGAAGGTGGGCCAGTGACCGCTGAGCAAATCATGGCAGCGGTCGCCTTTGGCATTACCGTGATTGGTTTCATCTTTGGCGCATTCTGGAGAATGTGGGGATTGATCAAGGAAGCGGGCGAGAAGGGCGACAAGGCGCAGCGCGACCTGGCCGCGCACAAGTTGCACGCCGCCGAGACGTTCGCCACCAAGGCCGGCATGCAGGAGCAGACGGCGCAACTGCTTCGCGCCATTGAAAGCGTCGGCAGCCGCATCGACGGATTGCACGAACGGCTCGACCGCGCATTCGAGCGTCCGGTGAGGCGGGCTGGGTAGGGAGGGTGGCGGAACGCCTGTGAAACGATTTCGTTAACGAAGTATGTCACGATGGCCAATGTATGAAATTGTGCGCCGCACAATGGCGCCGTATTGTGCGCGCATATCGTTCCGACGTATAACCCGACTCAAGCTCATCGGAGGCTTCTCTCGGATCGCGCCGGGAGAAGGAGCATCACATGACGACTGCCTTGGAAGTAGCCGACTGGTTTCTTGGTTCGATTGACCGGGAATCAGGAGACTCGATTACCCATCTGAAGCTTCAGAAGCTCGTGTACTATGCGCAGGCTTGGGCGCTCGCGCTACAGGGACGCCCGCTCTTCGATGAGGAATTAAAGGCTTGGGCTCACGGCCCGGTGGCGGAGAGCGTCTATAGGGCTAACGAAGGCTCCTCTTGGAATGCATTGCCGGCTCCGAAACATTTACCTGAATTTGAGCCTGAGATCGCGGAGTTGTTGGGGGAGATTTTGGCTTCTTATGGCGGCTTCTCCGCCAAGCAGCTTGAACAGATGACACATGCCGAACTTCCTTGGAAAGAAGCCCGTGGTAACTTGCCGCCAGAGGCGCGATCAAATAATGTAATAAAGAAGGAAACGATGCGTTCCTTCTATGCGGAATTGTATGCTGCGGCATCTGATGGCGGCAAAGAAGAATCTTAAACGAATTGCTCAATCTCAGAGGGAGAGCGCGGTTACGCTTTCTCCGCTTGAAAAGATTGTAGTGAATTTCGGTCGCCAGCCGGAGCATGAAGTTCCGCACGTCAACCTCAAGTATTTTCATTACGAGCATCAGTGCCTATCCGCGTGGAGACCTGAGGAGTTGAAGGCCCTCAGCGCTTTTGTCGGAAAGCTTCGCAAAAGTAAGTGGCACAACATTCAGATGAGCGGCGGCTCTCTTGGTCATAAGACTGGTTTTGGGTACACTCCACACAAGAACCGGAATTCGCTCCCGAGTCATCCAGAGATCGACAAGATCAGTGAAGACATTACATTTTTCGAGTTAAGAGTGGCCCGGGAGATGCGTGTTCATGGGTTTCGGTGCCTAGACGCATTTTACCTGGTTTGGTTGGACAAAGACCACGAAGTGTATTCCTGACGAGTTGACCGCGCCTTCGAGCGCCCGTTCACCGAACGCACCGCACACAACACGACCCGCCATCCGAAAGGTTGGCGGGTTTTTTGTTGGGCTGAATTTCCACAGGCACAGCGGCAATCGTTAAAACTTCTATCGGTCCGGTTAAGGTCTCAGTCAGGCGCTGTCGACCATGTTCCGAGCGTTGCCTAGACAGGTGAACGACTAACCCCGTTCACCACGGCCCGCTGCTTCGGCAGCGGGTCTTTTTTTGTTTCAAGCATCCATTTCAAGCGGCTCGTGCTCCGGCTGCTCATGCCAGATGACCTGCCGGAGATCCTGGCGATCGACCAGCTGGCCGCACCTCCTGCATTTGTAGAAATGGTCTCTGGGCGACGGAGGTTGTCCGCCGTGGCGTTTACCGGTTATGGGCGGCCCGAGGTCGGAAAGCTTCGTCATGACCTCTCTTCCATGCAATTTCGCTAAAATGCTCCGGAACCGATATCCTCGTGGCAGCTTGAATCCCGGTTTTGGAGTGTGTGCATGCCTAACACCACTGAGCGGCTGAAGTTCATTCGTCAGCTCGAGCCGGTCCAGGTCGAGACGCCTCCCGTCAGCGACGAGTGGCTGCACGAGATCAAATATGACGGCTTCCGCACGCAGGTGATCCTCGATTGGGCTGGCGCCCGTGCATTCACCCGAACGGGCATAGATTGGTCAAAGCGCTACTGGCCGGTTGTCGCGGCGGCGGAGAAGCTTCCTGCTAAGTCATTTATCCTCGATGGCGAGATGATTGCGCCCGAACCTGATGGCCGGCCGAACTTCCACGCGCTGCACTCACGACTGACGTGGAACGCCGAACTGCTCGCGTTCGTGGCTTTCGATATCCTGCACCTGGACGGTGAGGACTTGCGCGCACGGCCAGCGATGGATCGAAAGGCAATACTCTGGGATCTGGTGAAGCCGGCGGACGGCCTCATTCAATACAGCGAGCATGTCGTTGGTGGTGGCGCCGAGTTCTACCAGGCGATCGACAAGATGGGGCTCGAGGGCATGGTGTCCAAGCGCGCCAGCAGCCCGTACCGCGGCGGCAAGTCCGACGCGTGGGTGAAGACAAAATGCTGGGAGGTTGGAGACTTCGAGATCCTCGGCATCAAACGCGAGCCGGGCAAGCCTACGGCGGCGCTAATGGCTCGCGAGGGCAAGTATGCCGGTGCGGCTGCGATATCGCTCACGCGGCAAGCGCAGGAGCGTCTGTGGCGCCGTGTAGAGCGGAGCAGGGCGGTCAAGCCGCAGCGCCCAGTGCCGGTGGCTTTCGACGGCGCCAAGGTGGAGTGGGTCAAGCCCGGGATCAAGGCGCGGGTCAAGTTTCTCCGCGGTGAGCACAAGTTGCGCCATGCGACCGTGCAGGCTTTCCGAGATGAAGGAACCTAAAGCCGCCCCCCCCGGATTCTCTCGCCATGAGCACGCGTGGGATCAATTTCCTAGACCGGTGGATGGCACAGCATCTGCCAAACGCAATTAGTGATGATCCTATGGCCATCGTCTACCTAGTCGACGAAGCGATGAACGCCGCGGAGGCCGAGGGCATCGATCCCGACGAAATCAGCCAGGAAGTCGGCAGCCTTTCGAGGTGTTTCTCCGGGCGATGCAGAACCGCGAGGGCGGCTTGGCGGCCTAGTGGAAATTCTCCGACCAGTGTTCGGCCGTCGAATCGAGATCGACAAAACGGCCGATTGAGCGAAGGTAGGCAATGATCGCGAACTTCAGATGTCGCCTCTCGCCGAATTCTTCGCATACCCGGTCGACCTCTCTCCGCCGCCTCGGACGAATGTCCACCATGACGTAACCAAAATCATCGATAGCGCAGATATCGCAACCGGCTTCGATCACCGCGTCGACAAAGTCAGGAATGTCGCTCGGATTCATGATCTTCTTTATCCCGGCCATAGCTAAACCTGATCCTCAGTTGCGTGCACCCTGAGGTTGCCCGATCAAAGCCGGTGCCGCAACCTGCGCGATTACACAGGTTGCTTACGCGGGTGACGGCCAATGCCTATGAATTTTTGTTGATGCGCATCTGCCAATGAGCTGCTTAGATGCCGGGGATATAGTTCGGTTTGCGGCGATGGTGTCACCGACTTGAGAAGCGAACCGGATAGCTAGGCCCGCCGCTGCATCTTGGCGGGCCTAGTTCACCTCGTTGGCGGTCGGATCATCCGTTGCCTTCCACACAGTGCTCGGTTTCGGCGCCTGGTGCAGATCCGTTGGGGAGAGGTGGGTGAACTGGCGGGATGAGTGACGGATTAACGGGCACTCGCGCCGGCCTAGTCCTCGATTTCGTTGCCATCATCGTCCTCGTCAGAACCGCGGTTCGCATCATCGAGGTACGTTTGGCAGCCCTCGTTGAAGGACCGACTGTTGGAACTGCAATCGCTTCCGTCTGAAATTTGGTTTTTCTCGGCCCAATCGTAGCCGGCCTTGTGACCAGAACAATCGACAGTGCAGTCATTCCCTCCGAAGGTTTGCTGAGCAAAGGAAGGTGTGATAAACACGGCTACTGTCGCAATCGCAACGGCCACAGGCAGCAACGCGCGAGTTTTCATTCGCAAGTACCTAGGTTGCTTGCGTGCCTCGCAACCGACCAGCGACTAAGGTTGGCTGCTAGCCTAGTGGCAATGGTATTCACCGGTCTGATGGTTCGTGTGGCACCCGTTCGAATCTGTGCCGCCGCTGTGCGCGTAAGCATTGATCGACAGAAAAATCGCCACCGACGTCAAAGCGGCCAGAATTGCTGCTTTCATATTGCCCTCCCAAGTAATCTCGCGCGACCAAATCATTGTTGCGGCCCGGATGCAAGGCCCGCAGCGGCTTATAGTGAAGGAGTTGCAACCCTTTTGCACAAGCTCCGGGCAGATGGGTTACCGTTTTGACTTCGCTGGTGACTTCTTAGGAGCGTTACGCCCAAGCCCTGCAGCCTTCGCAAGCGTCGACCGCTGAGCGGCATAGTTCGGCGCGACCATTGGGTAATCCGGCTTCAAGCCCCACTTCTCGCGATACTCGTCGGGCGTCAGGCCATAGTGCAGGTCGAGATGCCGCTTCATGGATTTGAACTTTTTGCCGTCCTCGAGGCAGATGATGTAGTCGGGAAACACCGAACGCCTCGGATTGACGGCCGGTTCCTGCTTCGGTTGCGCGACTGCGGTTGCCTGGCCAACGCCGGACAGCGATGTATGGATGGATGCGATAAGTTCAGGCAATCCGGAGACGGGGAGGGGATTGTTGCCCACATAGGCCGAAACGATGTCGGCGGTCAGGCCGACTAGATCGACGTTTTGGGCATCTGTTTCTTCTGTCATTTATGAGCTCCTAGTAGCTTTTACGCAGTTTGGCGGTTACAACTTCCCGAACTGTTGGATAGGCACCACGCGTTTAGCGTTGATCCGTTAAATCCGTTTGAGAATCAATCGTTATCCGCAACAGAAGCAGAATGGAAGTTGCTGTGACTATGGAGGCATAGTTTGTCAGAGCGCCAGCGCAAGAGACGAAATGGTCGAGGCCCAAGCCAAGCGCGGCATCCCAATGAAGTCGTTCTAAGCGTCCCAGCGCCGCCGCCAGATCCGCCAGTGTCAATCGCCCCAACGTTGCCTCTCACCGATACAGAGAAACGGCTTCGCGCTGCCGCGCTCTGCGCCTCGTTGGCAAAAGGAGAAATCATGCGATAAGACCGGATGGCGGTCATCGGCGCTATGACCGGCACTGCGGCACAACGCGAAATTCAGCAGGAACTAAATAGTCAGACGCGAGTTATATGCTCCGAGCGGCCTGTCCCCCTGCCGCTCCCTTAAGCAAAAAGCCCGTCGTTCTCCCCCGAGGCGGCGGGCTTTTCCTTATCGAATGAAGCCAGTGGGCTACCTGAACCTTCGCCCTCGTTCTCTGCCCGTTCTGACGAGTTCATGGAGCGGAATATATAGCCGGGGCTATGAAGTCTTGCATAGCTGATGGAGAAGGCGGGTGTTTACGGTTGGCCGGTGGCAGCTACCTCCTGTCGCTGATTGCTGTCGCGAGGTGGCCCACAAGAGCTCTGAAGCGGGCCGCCAACTCATCCAGATATGCGAGCGTCAGGACAGTCAAGATATTGCCATCCGTGTCACGACCGTTTCTGTGCACGCAGTAATGTCGATAGTGCACCGATTGTAGTATCAGATCCCGCTCGGCTTTGTCGCCAGGCAACAGGTGGTGCCCAATAGCCGCGCGAAGCATACCGTGAAGAAACTCAAACCTGTGGAATTGAGTTTTCACGCGAAGTTGGCTGACGAGCATGTCACGAACCAAATTCGGTTCCGACGCCACCTTTTGAAGAGAGACGCGCTCGTCTTTCAGATCCGGATGCCATCTCACAATGGCTTGGGTCACATTAGGATCGTCGAAAGCGAGCTTGATGATGGCATCTGACAAATATGCTTCCACAATGGAAAAGAGCTGAATAAGCAGCATCCTGTTAACAGCCGCTGCTCCTGATCTCCTGTCGCCCATTGAGTACAAGAGCCCCGTCCAGTCGTGCATCGCCTGATAGAAGATGGCGCTCGGATGTGGCTCGGGCTGCAATTCTTCGAGCCAACCATCGTAGCCAGAGTCTAGACGTTCAATTTCGAACGCTGCATCGGGATCCTCCGCTAGGAACGCTGTCCATCCCCCTCCGTAAGCTGCAATCACTAAATCCATTTCGCAGCCGCAGAACTCGCACTCCTCGATTATGTCCTGCGTTGTTGTCTCACCGGACACCTCGTCTTGCTCCGGGACGTCGTAGAGCCAGACATCGGTGCGCGAGCGGCAACTCGGGCAATGGACGATCGCATGGAATTCGCCCTTAAGCATGATATCCCCTCCCACGACGAAGTAACCCACCGGGATGCCAAGCCACTCGCTGGGCGTGCCGCAGCCTCCTACGCGACATGGTGCGCTTGCGCCAGCGTCGTCTCGAGATCTCTTCCTGCCGGTAAGGCTGCGGCACGCCTCACTTCGATCCCGCCCCAAACCACCGAATGAACGCGGCATCTTTGCCGGTGATGTCCTTTACGGTCTTAAGCAGCACTTCGTGTAAGTCCTGCATCGATCTGTAGTGATCGCACTGAGGCGAAATCCGCGGTCCGACGATGCTATTATGGAGCGCCTCTGCGGCGGCTAAGAATGCAGCCACATCGGGCTGGGTTAAAGCCTTTGGTTTGTTGCGTCGTACCATGCGATCGCCTCCAACGTGGTGATCGCCCCATCTGCGGATTATATTCCTATTTGGGCTGAGGTTCTGCAAGTGCCTTGTCGTCGCACTCGTCACATTTCTTGGTTTCGCCAGGACAGCCGATCCGGACCGCGCCATCTGGGCAGCACTCGCCGCCAGAACGCCGCCAATCAGGGCAAAGGAAGACGATACCGCCGCCCTGGCAATCGGGGCAGTCGGGCCGGCCGGTCAT